GTCCTGCTCAAAGTTCCCAATAAGATCGCCCGCAAGACTCTGCAGGTCGTTCTCGCTCATGTAGTCGGCAAGGTTTGCATCGAACTGCTCAGCGCGGGGCTCTTCTTTCATGAGCTCGATGACGGCACCGTCGATGCCAATAGTCACTGCCTCCGGGTCCACAATCTCAATCTGCAGGTCGGGCTCAGAGGACAGGGCGTCAAGCCCCATCGGCGCTTCGTACAGTGCTTTATCAATGGCCATCTAAAATCTCCTAGTAATACGCTTCGCGTCTGTGGCTCTTGAACCACTTGGTCGGCTCGGGCTCATCTGTCGGCAGGCGTATGAACCCGCCCTGCCTGAACCTCAAGAGTGCCAAAGTCGTCGCGTCCACCAAGTCATCATGTGTGCCGGATGGGAAGTCGTTGCACTCCTCGACCACCTCCCAAGCCCAGCGCCTGTCTGGTACCCAGACTATACCTGAAGAAAAAAGGTCAGATACGGCGTTTACTCTGCTTATCTTGTCCTGACCCTTGCCCGGCGTGAACTCGCTGAGGGGCACCCCCATCCGGCGCATCTCCTGATAGAGCGCCGCACCGTTCGATTTCTTCTCGACGATGAAGGTGTCGGGCTGCCAATCCTTGTACTCCTCCAGCACCAACTGCTTTAGCTCCGGGAACTCCAACCGCTGCTTGATGGAGTTCAGCAGGATGATGTTGTAGTTTTTAGTCTCTTCGTTGAAAAACACGCCCCAAGTCAACAAGGCGTTGAAGTCCGACCGGTTGGTCTTTTCTTGGGCAGCGTCGAGCGACAGGATGATGTGCTCACAATGGGGCGGGTCCTCTTTCTCCCAGACCTGCCACCACTCGCGCTTGATGAGGGCACCTTCCTCCGATGTCGGCTGCTGCATGTACTGGGCCTGCCAGTACCGCACGTCCATCGAAGCTTTCTTGCCCATCAATTCCTCTATGCTCCAGAACTCTGGCCATAGCGGTTTCTCGTTCAGGATCGCTGGGAACTCGACGACTTCCCATTCATCTGCGTCCTCTTCGCGGGTCATGTGGTCCACGATTTTGCCGGTCAGGTCCATCTTCGACCACCGGGTCATCACCACAATGATCGAGCCACCGGGCATCAGTCGCTGAACAGGGCCTGACTGGAACCACTCCCACGCAGGTTCAAACACATCTGCTCGACCTTGCTTAGCTTCCTGTTCTGAATGGGGATCATCAATAATGAACAGATCAGCGCCTCGACCAGCAAGAGCGCCGCCAACGCCAATAGCGAAGTACTCACCGTTAAAATTAGTACCCCATCGAGAAGCAGACTTACTGTCCGCTTGAAGCTCAACCTGCGGGAAAATGTCACGGTAAGACTCCGAACCGACCAAGTTACGCACCCGACGACCGAAGTTCACCGCCAAATCGGCAGTGTGGGACGCCATGATGACCTTTTTCTGCGGGTTTTTGCCTAGGAACCAAGCAGGTGCTAGGTACGAGATCATCTCGCTCTTGCCATGCCGGGGTGCAATGTTGACGATGACCCTTTTCTTCTTGCCTGCCTCGATATCCTCGAAGATTTTAGCCAATCTCTGATGGTGCGGACCCACCTTGTAGCCGGGGTACACGTGGTGGATGAAGTCTAGGAACGAATCCTTGCCCAGTTTCTGCGTGATCTGGGTTTGATACTGCTTTAGAAGCTCAGCGACACGCCGTTTTTCCTTCTCCGGCATGGTAGGAAGGGCGTTTTTCAGCTTTTCGAGGTTTTTAGGTGTTAGTTGCAGCACTATTCTCGCCTACAACGCGATATTCGATGCCCTCAAGCACCGACATAAGCTCCTTTTCGACCTCTTCGATGGGCTTTATCACGTGCGTGACCTCGCTTCGCTTCTTGAAAGCGTCCACGCCGTCTACTTCGCCGAGCTTGGTCAGAGCCTGAAGGCGGGTTTTGCCATCCTTCGCAGTCTCGATCTCCTTGACCAACCCCGTGATGACATAGTTTTTGAGCTCAGCTAGGTCATCTACTAACGCATGGTTCATTTGCTTGACCATGCCCGCCAAGAACGCAATGGTCTCGTTGGGGTAAATAGCAAAATCTGGTCGCGCCTTAGGGTCCTCGATCATCTGCCGAGCAAGCTGGGTCGCATCCTGCTCATTAGTCTTGTCCGGAATGATCGGCTGGCCCGATAGGTCACTAATAAGCTTGATCGTGCGAACGCGCATGTCTAGCTCTTGGCTTGGACTCAAGCTCGGCAGCGCTTCAGCCGCGTTGGCCGGTAGCACAAAGTCTTCATCAATGTCAGGGACTAGGGGCTGCATTGTTCCGAAATATATACGAATTTAGGGCATGGTACCAAATTTGATACCGGGGGGTGTTCTATATAGAGGGGGGTGGGGTCGGCCCGGCTAGATTTTGAAAATGGTCTGGTGATTTGTGCGGATCAAAGCGGGGCGGGGCGAGCGCGGGACTCCGACATTGCAGCGGGTGGTCGGGGTAGGGTGGAGCCGCGCCTAGCCGCGTTTCGGATTTGCCGACGGGGTGGGGGGTCGAGCAGGGTCGAGCAGGGTCGAGCAGGGTCGAGCAGGGTCGAGCAGGGTCGAGCAGGGTCGAGCAGGGTCGAGCAAGGCGTAGCGGGTCGAGCAAGGCGTAGCGGGTCGGGCAAGGCGTAGCGGGTCGGGGCGCGTAGCTGCTGCAGGGGGGACGGGAACGCGCCAAGCCTCCACGGGGCAACGGGCGCGGCAAGGCGTAGCGGGTCAGGCGGGTCAGGCGGGTCAGGCGGGTCAGGCGGGTCAGGCGGGTCAGGCGGGTCAGGCGGGTCAGGCGGGTCAGGCGGGTCAGGCGGGTCAGGCGGGGCGTAGCGGGTCAGGCAAGAGGCGCGGTTTCGATCGATTCCACCCCTGTTCCGGCCTTGTGTCAGCCTTGTGTCAGCGTATTTCTTTGGCCGGGACACGCAAGTGCTTGATTCACAAAGTAAAAACACGGTTTGTGTCGGTGTGTCAGCAAAAACGGGACAGGGCGCGGGAAATGCGACGCAAAAATGGGTGGCATGGCAGAGACGCGGCAAGTGTCGGAGAGCTCTAAAAAACTTTTGCCGCCCGTCCGTTTTCCCGTTTTGCTCTTTTTTTCTCTTTTTTCTATATACTTATTCTATAACTATCTAATAAAAATCAATAACTTACACACCCCCCACCCCCTAAAATCCCGTGTCATATGTAAACTTTCCCCACACAAAACCTGACACAAACTTTCCGTAACCCGTTGTTTTTATTAGACTTTTTTTGTGTCAGCATTTCCGACCCCCTGACACAAGCGGGACACCGCCCCGACACAAGCCGCACCCCGCCCCCGCGTAGCTCTAAAAATATTTCGCCGAAGGGGTTGCAGTTAGTAAAGAAAGGTTGTCTAATACTCGCGTCCCCTATCTACACCGGAGCAAACGAACATGACTAGAAACGAGACCCGCGAAGCGACCCGCGCCGAAGCCGTCGCCTCCCTCAATCCTGCAATGGCCGCCCGGATGCTAGCCAATCTTCACCGTGCCGCGTCCCCGCGTAGCCAAGACCACATTGAACAGGCCATCGGGCGGCTTGGATTGTGGGGTCGCATCGTCAACATCAACGGCGCACTCGTCGCCGTGGAGGGCTGAACCGTGGACAACCTCAGCAAAACGGAAGCAGCATTCAAGGCGGCGCAGCGTGGGCGCGACGATGCCATGCACCGGTACGAGACCATCCTAGACCTGTTAGATGAGCCGCAGCGCATCTGCGACGAGTGTCGCTCGACCATGTCGGAGGGCTACTGCGTCGATAGCGGATGTGAGTATTACTGCTCCGATGCCTGTTTGCATAAGCACTACACCCCCGACGAGTGGCAGAAAATATACCGGGACGGCGACGGCGATTCGTACTGGACGGAATGGGAAACCGCCGACTATGAGGAATTGGACGATGCGGAAGCCGCGCTTGAAAAGGCGGAACAGGCACTAACCGCCGCCCGGCTCGAATTGGGTCGGTCGCGTCTTGCAGGGGAGGGCTGAACCGTGACCATGCAGCTACAAGTAACCCAAAAAGGCGCGTTATACACCGCCGAATGCGCCCGGTGCGGCGCGACGCTATATAGCCACGAGTGGGCAACATTCGACCATAACGACCGGCGCGATGCGATGCAGGACGGGACGCTGCGGTGCGATGAATGCAGCACCGGCACGGCTGACCCGGAAACCTTTAGCGCGATGCCGGGGCGGTACTACGCGGCGCGGTACTCGATGCCGGGTTATCTCGATTGCACGGATTGGGTTTATGGGAGGAATCGCCGCGCCCTTGTGCGGGATGTTCGGGATATGTTCGGCGGTTGAACAAGGCGAAACCGGCGGGAGCCGGTCGCACCGTGACGCGGTGCTTGATGAGCCTAAACCTACACCGGAGAAAACGAAAATGAGAACGATCGAAATTCAGGCCTACGCCTTTTCGGAATTGTCGGACGCGGCGAAGCAACGGGCGCGGGATTGGTACCGCGACGGGACGCATTACACATGGTCGAATGAGGCGCGGCAGTCCCTTGAACATTTTTGCGACCGATACGGCGCAACCTTGAAGGAATGGAACATTGGCGCGTATTGCCCGGTTGACTACACACTACACGCGCCTCCGGCATTGTTCCGTGGGCTGAAGCTGTCGGAAGTAGACCGGGACGCAATGCCGACCGGTTATTGCCTTGACGCTACGCTGTACATCACTTTTCATGATGAATGGAAA